GTGCACTGCACATCATAGCCCAGGACCACGGGAGCCACCCGCGGAGCCGAAAAGCAAGAGCGTATCAGGTTACAAGGGAGTAGGCTTTACTCCCATCACGGGGACTCCGGACAGCCATTAAACACAGCGGCTGCCCTCCTCGTACCGTGATCTGATAACGCTCCTGCCCCTCCCTACCTTAAATCAGTAGGGAGTTCTCCACCTCAGTTTCATGTCGACGACTGAGGGACGTCCTGAACGCTCCAAGTGCCTGGGATCCTCGTGAGAGGACAACAGACACTTCAAGAGAGCGCCTTCCCCAGAAGCAACGCTTCTGGGGATCCTGGACTCCAGAACATAACCCTTGACAAGAGGGTGTTGGAGTTCGGGATGTATCTTCTCCGCCTGAAAAGGCAGATGCGATACTCGGCCAAGCACTGCGGAGCTCGACGCGACTACAGGGTAGTACGGAAGTACCTTCCTGATCACCGTATCGAGCCAACGAGCCGTTTCCCACAGTCCCAGATCATAGATCTGGTTCCGAAAGGAGACTAAGCTCGCTGCAGCGGGAGCATCCTTCCGTGACGATGGAAAATCACGACGGAAACGAACGGGAGTTACCCACTCACCATCGTAGAAGTCACCACCGCAAGACTCTCTGAACTTCCCGGTCCAGAAAGACTTGTTGAGATTTGTCTTCCATCCAAAAGATGAGAAGACCTCAATCACGGAATCGACACAGTCTACGGGGACAATGATATCGTCTCCATAGACACGCACCGAACCGCGCAACGCCCTTACGGACGACGCGGTTAGGCGCTGCCTCGCACCTCTGCGAACGAGCTCTCGCTCGATCCCCACGAAAACCGCGGTCAAGAAGACCATGGCCTCAATGGGAAAACAGAGGGCTGAACCCATCGACGCAAACTTCCTCAGGCGAATCACTTCGCCGTCAGGAGTTTGCGCGCAAGTTGAACGCGTTGCATTCAACGCTCTCCTAATCCAAGGAAAGTCGCGAAACAGCGCCAGAGCTTGCGCAGCAGAAACACGGTCAGAAGCTTCACTCATATCGAGCGTAGCAAGGACTCCCTCACGAGAGCCCTCTCTGGCCATCTCCTGGTTCACGGTTTGGTCAGCAAAACCGACCATTCCACAAACCAGTGAGTCTTTCGACTCAAGGAGATCAACGAGTATGGCTGAAATGCCACCCTGCATATACTGCAGAGCAGCTGGTTCAGCCGCAATCACTCGAGGTGTTTTCTGTGTCTTCGGAACGAGAATCACCCGTGAGGGCATTTCCTCGTCCTCTCGGGGGAACTGGACACGGTCACTCAGGTAGTGATACCTGAGGCCGGGGACACCGAATTCCGTATAAGGAAATACGGCGTCCAACCGCTCTGGCCATACACTGAGATCGTACTTCGCGTTTCCGCGGAGACGTTCAGCAACAGCGCCAGGGCCGTGCCTCGGCACGACTGACCCGTCAAAGATGGATTGCTCCAACTTTGTCGAGACGTCGCTAAAGAGGAGGGAAGCGATTCGCGAGAAGTCGTCTAGACTTTCCGCAGATCGGGATTCTTCCCATGCTCCAGTTTCCGAATCAGCTACGATGTAGTCGTGGATGGCGCGAGCGTTCCTTGCCTGTGTGCAGGGACGCTCGATCTTGCCGAAGACAGCGCATAGCTGCCTGATAGCGAAGATGGAATCCACCACGATGTCTGTCGTAGGTTTGACAGCACCATGTTCATCAAACACATTCCGAAGGAAACCACCCAGAAACACTGGGAGTCCTGCGCGTCGCTGAAATCCAGCAAACGCGTCGTCGGATACCTGCCCAACGTCCAGACTTCTTTCGAAGTCTTTCGCGAAAGCAGGCAAGGTGATAGTGAGATAACTATCACCCTCGTGTTTGACACGACGCAAGACGGTTTTATAGTCTTGCGTGGCGCTTGTGTGACAAATGCTGGCGAGTTCATATGCCAGCACACGCCAGAGTTCTGTCAGGCTTTTCATCCGCACCTCTTTCTAGAGGCTTGAGAATCCTGGCCCAACCTCAGCAATGGCTAGTTCTCGCCGCCCAGAAGCTGGGCGACGCGTGCACCGGTGGAGGCCGTGAGATACGCTGTAAGCGCATCCACGACCGCCTTCTGCGCAGTCTGGTCGTACCCCGTGAGGGGGACATCAACAACCAGATACGCAGACATGGAAACGGGGATGTTCTGGCCCGCAGCAAGCGGGTCAGCAGCAATCTTGCTGTCATCCAACCGGATCATGTGGCGCGTCCGCTTCCCATAGTTATGGGAGACAGTCAGCTTTGTGAGCTGATCGGCGGTGGCGAACTTGCCAGAGTCCTGTCCCGAAGAAACACGGGGCAGGCTCTTAGCGCTACCAGAGATGGTAACGCTCTGAGGGTCCGAAAAGGACATGGGCACTCCTTGGTGTGGGGACGGTTAACCGTCATGGGTGGAAAATCCGCGTAGTGGGCCCTGTAATCAGGGGTCTATCGCGAATCGATCACTTGGACACTCGGTTCATGCCGAGTGCCGCAAGTACGGCAGTCTGGGTCGCTGAAAGCGCCGAGACTGCGCCGAAGCCGAAGTACGGAAGAGCTTGTAACCTCTTTTGTTTGAGGTACAGCTTGTACGTGTTGTACCCAGCGGGTACAGCCGCACTACCTGATGTTGCAGTGACGCGCACCTCGCGGCGCACTTCACTCATCACGTATCCGTACTTCAGGACGAGGCCGTCAGATCCAAGCGTGGAGATGTTATGAATCACATCCCCAGCATTAGTCTGCCAGTCGATCGCCCAGGACCATGGTGCGAGGTCCCAAAGGACCTCAGGAGTCAGTCGCACGCCGAAAAGGCGGTTAGCGTACGAGGAGTAGCGTGACATTTTAGATGCCACATCATCTCCCACTGGAATGTGGTACTGGAAAGCACCACTAAACCACGTACGCCGCTTGGCTGACATCCACGTTGCACCGGTCACCGTTCCCGCCGGAGTCCCATCACTATAGGAAATGTTTACGTTTCCAGTAGTGTGGGTTGAACTCGACGAGTCAGGATAGGAGTACCCAACACGGATAAGCTGGTCTGAACCTCTCTGATAATCCGTCAGGATTTTGTCAAAGTTGTTCACGCTATACGCGAAATTGCGTATATCGTTCACCAGCGGAACCCATCCGAACTGGTAGTTCAGGAACTCACCTGACGCCTGATTGGCACTACTCGGCTTTGAAGTTGGCTGAGACGGCTTTCGCCGCTTAGCTCGCTTCGCTTCCTTGTAGTGGTACTCAGCGCGTTCTTTCCAGGTGGAGAACCCTACCAGCGCGGGCAACCCGTCTCTATACACCTCACCAAGTGCGGTGGATGCGGAAAAGACGGGCGACGTTGGCGTTGTCCTTGCAATGGCAGTCGTCCCATCACCTAGCATCTCCAAATTTGTCCTTTCGGGCACATTTGGTAACGAGATGTTGGTGGGAACGAAATAGTGGGAACCAGACATAGTAAATCCTGGCCCTACCACTACCGGAGATACGACAGTTTCATTCTTCTCATGAAGAAATGGACCGCCGCAGTCCGCCTTCCCTAGGGAAGACAGATCGTGGTTGAATGTTTCAACCATCTCCGAGCCACCGCCGACCACACCGGTATGAATCCTCGTCCCCTTAGAAAATCGGGAGACGGGGGTACCGGCCCATGATCGTGACTTTACAGTCAAAGGAATGCTCCTGTCTTGTGGCTTCACACAGCGCAAGGCGCAGACCCTTCGGGGTCTGCG